GCATTAACACTAGACTGTATGTTCTTAAGGTTATTTTTTTCCACCATATATATGCCTAGACCAGCAAGAGGGTTTATAGCAAAACCTAAGTTTTTTGCTAATTTATTACCTCTACTATAATAACTACCAATAGCTTTTTGTAGTTCAGCAGGGTCCTTAGACTTAGTATAGTCTACAGGGTCTGGCGTATTTCTATCTTTAGCAGCCCGTGCAAAGCCATCAGAAGCATCATTACCGCCTGATCCTGAACTTGGTGCTACCTCTGCTTTAGGTGCTTCAGATGCATAGCCCTCTGGTATCATTGCCTGTGCTACACCATCAAAGAAAGGTATAACAACTGTAAGACCTGCAGCATTATAATAGGTTTTATACTCATAACCAGTACCAGTTAATCCACCTTGTATACCAGAAACAACTTGGGTAGGGTCATTAGGGTCTAATCCATAACCGCCGCCATAGGGGTTATCAACTATAACGCCAGGAGGTATATCTACACCATTAGCAGCATACACTACACCACCCTCATTCATCATAGCCATAGTGTCATCTTCAGGTGTATCTACAGTCATAAGTTCTTCATCAGAAAAGGGTAACGCTTCTTCTTGCATAGGGTCACCGCCAATACGTCCTTCTGCGTCCATATCAGCCATACCTTGCTTAGCTTGCATACGCATATCTTCAAATGCCTTAACACCAAAGTAACGCACTACGTCAGCAGGTACAACGTACTCACCTTCGCTTAGCTGTGCAGGTACATCATCACGTACCTCTGCAGGGAGAGAGCCTGGTGGTACATCATTGCCTGACACTGGGTCTACTGTTTCAGCCATACCCTGTTCAGGATTACTTACAAGCATATCTTGCATCTGATCTTCTTCACTCATATTTAAACCACCCTCGTTAAATCTCTTAGAAAACCTATAGCCTATGCTTGGTGCATCAGAACCTATGTTTTCAATGTATATATTAGAGTTATCCCCTATTTTATAGCGTAAGGCAGCAGATCCTAAGTCTACATCTATTTTATCGCCTATCTTGTTACTCATATCAATTATAAAATTATCTAAGTCACTACCTAAACTGAACCTCGTAAACATAGAGCCTTCTTTTGTAGAAACCTTTTCTCCTTCTGGTATATCAAGAGAGCTTTTTCTAAGGCTATTCTCTCCCTGTTCATTTAAGAAGAGATTACCTCCAAGGCTAAATCCTATCTCTTGGTTGTCTTTATCAACAACTGCAGCGTCAGGGTACTTAGGTTTATCATTCATTACTATACCGCCTTCGTTAAAGTTTTTTGTAGGTAGCTTATGTACTGTAACGCCAGCCGCACCAAGCTTATTATTAGTTACTTTAAATCCTTTGCCCAGCGTTTCTGTTATGTAGGAGTTAAGTTCAGGTTGAGTAAAACCTTTTTGGTAAGTATCCCTAGAGGTTATAATAGACATAGGTTCTGGGCCAACTGTACCCTTGGCGTCCATCACATCCCTGCCACGTGTAGTTATAACGGCTCTACCATTAGGCTCAAGCACACGTCCAATATCTTGTACGATAGTATCTCTAACTTTACGGGGTACTACGTTTAGTACATTTAGATTAGTGACTTTCTTATACGAGTTTGAGGGTATATCGGCAGGATTATTAAAGTCAGGTGTAAAGTCACCTTTAGGAAAAGGCTCATATGTATCAAAGTTAAGCTCTTTCTTTGATAGACCTAAACCTGCACCAAAGTCTAGGGTTTTACCTTCACCTGATAGATTCTTTAGTAGGGTATCTGCTTTCTTATACGTAGGAAGAGTACCAGCTATCTGTGTACGAGCAGCATTTTCAGCGGGAGGAAATACAGAAAGCATTATATTGCCACCCATACTGCCCATAGCGTTAGGGTCAACCTCTACACGTTGTGCTAAATCAACAACACCACGCCCAGCAGCTTTAGCGCCACTAGCAACACTTCTTGCCCCTGCCATTAGTGCTTTTTGAGCAACATCACCTGCGCCTGGAACTAGTCCAATAATAGTAGCTACAGCGCCAACACCTCCTAGAATACCAATCAAGAAGTAGTTAGGGTTTTCTTTTTCAAGCTCACTAGAGATCATATCTACTGTCTCGTAAGCACCCTTAATGTCACCAACAACAGGAACAAAGTCAAGTAGTAGGCTTTTATCCTCCTTTGTTAGTTTGAAAGACTGCTTGCCAACAGGTGCATTGACAGGTTTTGGAGCACTTTTTGTGGACACTCCACCTACTTTATTAACTGGCTTGTCAAGACCAAGGAAAGCATCTAAACTAAAAGCTTTTTCTGTTTGATCATTTATGTCAACCATTAACTTTATCCCTCAAGTACTTTAAGTTACGATACGCTGCAATCCTACCTTGAGAGCGATACAACTCTATAGGATCTGATATATTCTCAATACTTTTGTGTTGCTGTGAGATGCACTCATCTAACTCTGTGTTAAATGCATCCCATTCTACTTTATTGTTTACAAAGCTCTTAAGCGACATTACCGCTGAATCCTTGTTCGCCAGGAGTAGGGGCAACGCCTGTGCCTAGAGTACCGCCACCTGCACCCGTAGGGTCTTGTACCTGAGCGCCAGCAGGAGCGCCTTGTGGAGCAGGAGCACCACCTTCAGGACCAGGGACACCTTCAGGAGCCATAGGTGGCTGTGGAGGCGCTTGGAAGGCTTTGAGTATCTCTGCCTGTATAGCAGCGTCCTGCATAGAGTTAGTCACTTTGTCTGGATCAAGGTTCATGCTCTTAGCAATCTCACGAATAACGTAGTCCATCTTAGCGAATGGAGCCAGTGCTGGGTTAGATGCAACCTGTAAGAACTGCATTAAGCGCTGGGAGCGTACTTCGTTAGCCATTAAGCTCTCTGTACCAGATGCCTTAACTTCTAAGTCACCCTTGATGTTTGCATCGAAGTCAAACTGCATGTTGAATGCAAAGAAAGCTTTACCCATAGGGGCAATAAGATAGTCATCTACGTTCTTAACTACTGAGCGAATAGAGCCGTTAGCAGCAGACATAAGCATAGAAATACCAGAAGCGGTACGACCAACGCCACTAACGCCTGTCTGACCATGTGCAAAAGAAGGAAAGCCAGTAGACTCATCAGCTAATACTCGTGCCTTATCAAAGAGTTGCATGTTTTCACCAGCAACGTTGGGGAACTTAGTGCCAAACAAGGCTTGACCAGGTGCACCCCCCTGTCTGCGTAGGACTTTGCCTGGGTACATAGTTAAGTCTTGGCCTGGAACCAAGTTTGTCTCATCTACTTCAATGATAAGATTACCACTTAGAGAAGCATTGTCAATAGCCATACGCATAAAGCCATTCATCAGTGTCTGCGTATCATCCATGTTCTCAGCAATACCTACTCCAAAGAAGCTGTAAGGGTTATGCTCATAAGGTACAGCGTAGTAAGGTATACGTGAAGGCTTGAATGGGTTAAGCACACAACGAAGGACTTCTCCGTTACATACCCAGATATTACAGTTTACTTCGCTTAAGTCTTTGTATTCTTTAGGTATCTTAATACCATTATCTTCTAGTATACCTGTATCAACAAAGCCCCAGAACTCAAACACTTCCCAGCGCTCTGAGTTACCAATAGTGCTATCGTCATCTTCCATTTTCTGTTCCCAATGCTTACGCACATAGTCAGAACCAGCGGAAACAACAGACTCAATAGCATCTTCCATAAAGTAAGGGCGATTAGCTAGAGAACGTATCTGTGTGCGAGACATCTTGTGACGCTCAACTACATACTCTGCATCATCCATGCTTGAAGCTTCAGGGTCAGGGTAGAAGTTCCATATAGATACATGATCGGTAGAAGGTACAGTCTTTACTACAGGGTCATACTCACCTTCTTCATTCCAGTTAGGATATTCTTTATCAGTAGCGAATGGGCCTTTCATAACACCTGTACCTAGTAATGCCATCTCAAATGCCATACTACGTAAATGCTTAGATGCACCTGACTCGTTTAACTGATCGTGTACTTTCTTTTCCATCTTCTTAGCTGCTACCATAGCAGGATGGAATGTTACAGTAGTAGGCGAAGTACCGTCACCCTCAATAAGTTTATCTGATACGGGAGCAAGCTTGTTTTGTAAGCCACCTAAGCGTTTCTCTAAAGAACGCATAGTATCACCAGGCTCTAGCTTGGTGTCGGGACCAATCAAGTAAGGCTTAGTAGGTTCTTGAGTAAAGGCTTGCTTTAGTGCATCTGCTCCTGCTTCTGCGTTAGGGTCTAGATTAATATGTACAGACTCAGCAACACCATCAGGTAATACAGATGGGTCTATAGAAAGCGGAAACTTATTATTTCCGAATAGTACGTCAATAATCTGTCCATAAGCTGCGAGAGTTTTAGTCTTAGTGACTTTAATAAATACCCTAGACTTTTCACTAGATGTGAATTGCACGTCTGATCCGTAAAGACCACGATAGTTTCTATAAGCACGTAACCACCTTTCCTCATCTCCTAATCTTGAATCTTCTGCTCTTTTGAATCGCTCATTAACAAACGCAACAATGCTACTACTTGACGCAAGAAGTGAATCATCTTGTGCCTCTGCAGCAATTACGTCATCAGTCTCAAACGAAAGATCATCTATTTCTGCCATAATTTAATATCCGAATGTTGGGTCTGACGCTTGAAAGCCAGACCTTTGTGTTGCAGGGTTAAAGTCCCATAGTGAGCTTCTTGGTCTAGTCATTATACCATACCGTAAAGCATCGTACAAGTGGTCTTCTGCATTAGTATCAACATCTTCAGGGTTTCTTTTGTCTAAAGGTATTGACGGTATCTGCGCTAGTAAGTTGGTGCAGGTAGACATGAATACCAAGCGTGGTTTCTCAGTAAACTCATCTACCTGCAAACGGCGATGTAACTCATTTTTACCAGCCACTCTTGAGCCACGAGAACGATCAGAAGGTCTCCAACGACAACCCTTCATGTTCATTTGTTCTGCTAATGACGGGCCAGTATCCCCACGTTTGTGCCACAGGGAAGAGTCCAGTACGCCGTATCTCATTGTACCATCGTCAGCCTCTGCATCAATAATCATATCTGCTAAATCAGTGGCTGTTACTTTACTACAATAAAGTTCTCTGTACACGATAAGCTGCTCATCAGGTGCTACAGCTATCCAAACAACACCTGTGTAACTCCCATATCCATAGTCACAAGCTCTGAATCTAGCCCACGATTTAGGTATGTTGAAGGGTTCTATAACGTGTATAGCTCTGTTAAACTCAGGGAAAGCTGCACCTTCATTTACATCCCAGTTACCTTCAAGCAGTTGTTTTCTCTGATGCTCAGGAAGTGAGAGTAGCATTGCTTCATACTCACCGCCCTGTGACAAATAAGGGTTATCAAATAGGCTGGCAGGGATAAACCTACGTTTAAATAAAGGTTCACCCTCTCTGCTATGACCTAAAGGAAACGTAATAGTGTCCCCTGTTTCTATACTAGTAGCCCAGAATGGCTCATTGCGAGGTGCTGGGTCAATAAACATCTTCTTAACCCAAGCATGTCCGTTTCCACCTGGGTTTGTTGTGGCTCTCATGTACAAACCTAGCTCATTACTATGTGCAGATCTCAAGCGTGACCTCATATAATCCCAAGCGTAATTTGTATTCCATTGGGTCAGTTCATCGAAGCCTATCCAGTTAAACGCCTGTCCTTGGTAGCGGGTAACATCCATGTCTTTGTCCAAGTAAGACATCCAAAGTCTGCCCCCTCTAGGGCTAGTCCACTGTGACTTACGTTCTGACCACTTTATACCTGGAATTGCTTTAGGGTATAGCTCTTGACTCTTCTGTATTAGCTCTCGTAGCTCTTCTGTAGTGTGTCGTACCAGCAAACCACTAAAATTAGGGCTACCTAAGCCATGTAGAGGGTCTGCAAGCATGGCGTAGCTCTTTCCACCCCCAGCACTTCCTCCATATAGTACTTCTCGCTCACTAGAACTAAGAAAGTCAGTCTGTGGTCCAGCATTAGGCTTAAAAACTATGTCTTGAGCTACTTCTACGTCATACTGAGGGGGTAGCACTGTCGCTGGTACTGTCTTCTTCGTCTTCTCCGTGGGTACTGTAGGCTCCAATGCGGTTTTTTTCAAGGGTTTCGATTTCCTTGAGGATTTTTTGGAGCCGCTGGGCAAGGAACCGTTTAGCTGTAGTTGCTTTTTTACGTTTGAGGTCAATGTCTACTCTTCTTTTTAGCGCTTGCTGCGTAATAGGTCTACCTGTCTGTTTTTCTAACCATATACAAACATCTGCGTAACTATACTGCTTTAAGTGACTCTTTGCAAGCTCTAATGCCTCTAATTCGTAGGGGATAGGCTCTAAAAGTGCATCATTATCGTAGCAAACCTTGTATCCGTAAGGTATACCTTTGTTAGTATTACCTAATCTTACTACTGTATGCCACTCTTTTTCTTTACCTTTAGGTGGTTTAGGTAGTTCCCAGTAACCTATGTCTGCTGCTATCTTTAATCTCACATTAATACTACTTATTCATTAGGACCTTCTTTGGGTGGAAGGTAGAATACACCGCCAGAACTAGAAGATACGTCCAACTTGTCTACTTTACCTAAGCCAGCACGATCAAGTAAATCTTTAGCAGCAACCATCTTATCACGAATACCTAGTTCAGTAGGGTCATACAAAGCGCCAGCCATAGACATAGCTGCTTTAGGGGCTACTTGTGCAAAGTAAGTACGTGTAGCTTCCCCTATTTCATCTTTAAGAGACTCAACTATAGAACGAGTAGAACTAGTCTCTCCATAACCTGCTAGTTTCTTAGCTTGTACAGCATCACCTTGAGCCTCTTCAAAGAGAACCTCTAGGAAACGCCGTTGATTATCTGTTAAGTTACGTGTCATGGTGTTACTACTTTCTTTGTATAAAGATAATACATGCTATTTGACCTCTTCAGCTAGTATTGCTGCACCCCAGAACAAACCAGCAGTACCTATACCAAATATTATAACACAAACTACTACAGTTAAGAAGTAAAATATCTTATCCCGCTTATCTGCTTCAGCCTCAAGTGCATCCTTGCGCCGTTTACGAGCTTGGGCCTGTTCGTGTACAACCATATCCCACATACCTGGAGGGCCATAGAGCCGTGTTGTAGACCTTAAATCGTCCATACACTCTTTGTGTTTCATCTTAGCTTGAGCTATGGCAAAACCTTCTTCTTCAGTAGAGGTAAGGCGACCTAGTGGTCCTTTGTGTCGCCCCTTCTCCGCAATACCAATCTCTGCTTCAAGATTAGCTAGTTTACCAAAAGCAGGCATAATGCTATTAACATCTTTGCCTGCCTTTATTGCGCTACTTATACCACCAGCTATGCTGCTGACTGCGCTTGCAAGAGCTAAAACTTCAATCATGCAAATACAGTCCTATATTTAGTTAGCTTATTTTGGTGATTCGTCTAAAACACGACTAATGTCACCACGAGTAATACCAATATCTCTCAAGTCTTTGTCTGTCATTGCGTGAAGATGCATTGAAGCAATACGGCGGTCTGCTTCTTTTTGGCGACCTTCAATAAAAGCATTAAAGACTTTAACTAACCACGCTTTAAATGATGCACCAAAGCGTTGTGTTTGTGTGATTACTAATTCCATGTCCATTCTCCTTTTTATATAGGGACGAACATAGTTATACTTAAGTTCTAACTATTTAGTAGATACAAGTTTGCATACCCGTTATCTATTAGGGTTATACCTTTCCCTTACAGATATAGTAGCCTCAATAGTATTAGTAGTCTGGGCATACAAGACAATCATATCTCCAGCGTGTAAGTGCATGACACTACTATCTAGTACATTAAAGGAGCTATTAGATGCTATACTGTGATCTTTGAGTAAGTAATGGTACACACCATCGTCTTGATGATAGAACTGTACAAAGATCTTCTTATTACCTGAGTTATTGTTATTTAGGAATAACAGATCAATAGTAGCACTATGCTTTGCAGGACATGTGTATAGAACATCAGCCGCTGCATCAGCAGTAGTGGAAGCTATAGTCTTAGCCTCTGTAGTAGTCTTAAATGTAGATAGTTCTACCATCTAGTCTTTCTTAGCCTTTTTCTTACCAGTAACTCTCTTCTTAATCTTTGTAGTCCAAGCTTCATTAATATCAGGAGTACTAGGGTCATCACCTACAAGTTGACCTTTAGCATTACGAGCACGTACTACTTCTGTCTCTACTATAGTAGTTTCCTCAGTTACTGTAACCATTGCTTGATTAGATGCTGAACCTGCAGTAGTAGTAGTTAGACTAGGCATTACTTCACCAGACATAATAGCTTCTACATGCTCATCTGCATACCATATGTCACCATAGGCAGCTTCACCAGCTACAGGGCCACCACTAGCGTCTAACACTTGACCATCAACAACAGTGTAGCCTGCAGCGTTTAGTTCTTTTTCTTTATTGTTAAACATTTAGTTAAGTCCGTTTCTTTGATGGAGGATTAGATGCACCACACATTAGGCCACCCTTATTCATGAAGCCCATTTTATTACGTACTGCTTTAGGTAAGGATGCTGCACCCTTGTTAGGAGCTTTAGTTAAGCCGCCTTCACTATAACCTTTGTATCCCATAGCACTACCCATCTGCATACCTTGGCGTTGCATATCTGCAGCTACAGGGTTGTAATCACCATTAGCCTTAGATGGACCTGTGTTAATTACGGAACCACCCATGTTATACATACTCTTCTTTACAGAGCCGCCCATGCCGTACATGCTCTTCTTAGGCTTTTTACTTCCGTAGTTCATTGTGTCTCGCTCCTATTTCTTTATCTTAGATTTAACTGTTTTACTCAGGTCTTTAAAATGTACAACCTTCCTAGAAGACTTTGACATAGTAGCACCTGTCATAACTTTACCGTCAGGATGCTTATGGGTCTTACCCGTCCACTCCTTACCGTCAGTAGTATAATGCTTTACGCCCTTCATTTCTTTACTCCCCTGTAGGCTTTGGTTTTGGCTGCAATCTTTTTAGGTTGAGCCACATGCTGCTTACCTGCCTTAGTGCCTTCTCGTTTAGCTCTGGTTGTAGCGGCGTACTCAGAAGGAGTAAGAGACTTAATAGCCTTAGCAGGTAGATAGCGCTCACCAGTTTTAGCGCTGGGCTTTCCACTCTTAGTACCCCACTTTTGTTTACCCCAAGACTTTAAGCTCTTCTGTGATTTAGCTAATGCCATACTAACAGCAATCACATCCTGAGTGACACTTCTTATTAAATAAAGCACACCATAATCGTTTAATATACTTTCTCATTTGTATCCACCACCCTTTGCTTTATATTGTTTAGCTACCATCTGAGCCTTACGTGCAGACCACTGACCAGGCTTGCCACCTGAAGAGCCAGCCTTTACAGAAGCTACAAGAGTCTTACGCATACCCGGCTTAGTGTAGTTACCCGCTGCGTTTACTGTAGATTTCTTAGCCATTAAGTAGGCTCCCCATTATACTTTAACTCAGCACAGTTAGGCTTTATACTTGCATGGCTGTACTTAGCTCTAATCTTTAGTGCTTCATTTAAAACGTCTGCCTTACATTCTTCTTCCGTACTGAATACGTAGGGACTAGTAACAACATCACAATGCTCAGCTAGAGCACTCATACATACCATTATTATACCAAAGTATCCAATTACTACCATTTTACCTTATCAGCCCAGTAAGCTGCACTCATCTTACCCTTAGATATGTTCTTACCGTGCCTAGCCTTAAAGCTCTTACGCTTAGCCTTCATGCGATCAGATTCACCCTCTTTAGGCTTGCCTGCTGTGGATGCTCCCTGCTCACCAAAGCGGATGAGCTTAATGGTTTCACCTTCTTTGGCAAGTACAGCGTGAGACTTACTATCATGCTTAGGGGTACGCTTGGGCTTGTTGTAACCTGCAAATGTCTCACCTCTATACTCAATACTCATTTTAATGGCCTTAGCTTAGGGGGATTCTTCATAGAGCCATGATCTGCCTTAATAAAGGACTGTGTAGCTTCTATTACGGCTACACGTCTTTGCAACTCAGTTACAACCATCAAGTTACGAGTGAGGTTGTCTAGCTCTTCATACAAGTCATCTATACCGTCATACACATCTATAAGATCATCTTTGTTAGACTGAACGTCACGCTTTAGGTTTATGTTATCCTCAATAGCCATACGAGAGCCTAGCTGAGATACAGTATCCTCTAAGCTAGTAATAGTAGAAGCCTGTTGGCTAACCCACCACACGCCACCAGCAAGCTGAGCAGCGAGAGCAATAACTAATGCAATAGGTAAGTTAATCTTTTCCATAGCTACTTCTTACCTGCTTTGCTGTTACGTGGTATACTTCTATTCGTACTAGCTTTCTGAACACGTAAGTTAGACTTAGCATTATTACGAGGATTACCGTCCTTGTGGTCTACATCCTTACCGTCACCCTTACTTACTGATCCACCCTTCTCCATAGCATAACGTGCCTTCTTACGAGCACGGTTATCCGCCATGCGCTTAGGAGACTTGTCATACTTACCTTCACCACTCATGGTGTAGTTACGCTTGCCAGGTGTCTTGCTCTTGCTCTTCTTGGGAGTCAGCATAGGGTCTCTTCCTATTAGGTTCCAATACGTCACGCTTGTCTATCATACCCTCTAAGTACATAGCTCTCTCTACGTGATCTAAAGTATACTTAACTCCAGTGTCAGCTAAGATAGCTGCTCTTACATAGAATACATCAGACTTAGGAATGTGTATCTTCAGTAAGGCATTGTTATTCTTAGATGCCAGAGCATGATAGAAGTCCTCTAATACGGACTCACTTGGGTATAGTTGTATTCGTTTTTTCATTAAAGTCAAGTACTAATGTTAAGGGGTGTAAGAAAAGTAGTATTACTAGAGCTTCCATGTTACAGAAAGGAGAGAGGAGACAAGGAGTGACACTTATAGTAACTACAGAAGCTCTAGTAATACTTAATAGTAACTACTTCCTTAATTATTATTACAAGGTTAGTAACTACTACAAATATTATAATAGACTATGTTTAACATACTGTCAATAACTATTTCAATGTTATTACATAAATTACTATAACTACATAGTATTACTATATAGTAACTACTTATCTTATTTATTACTTATATATGTTATTACTATTTAGTAGTTATTACTTTTTAAGTAGTTACTATATAGTAATACTACCACTACCACTACAGTAAGTTATACTCATTCCGTAAACCATGTCAACCCCTAATCGTACATTAGCTAATTATTGTAACAATTCGTGATCTACTGTAACAATTCGTGAACGCAAAACTATTTACCCCGTGTGTGTATTTGTACATATACGTATATCGTATACCCCCACCCTGGCCCCTGCCCGTACCCTCTTTAAGCATGGCATAGGGTTTTTCTAGGGCTAGATTACCTCTAAGCTACTGATAAGTAACACTTTATATACTGTTATGATCACAGTTAATCCGCTAAGTGACTGTAATTGCTAGGTGTTTCCTGACAGTGAACGAAATGCTACTCACGATGCATGTAATACGTAAAGTCAACCAACCTTGTGCCGCCAATGCCAAACCTTGTGTTGCGCACCCCTATCCCCTCTTTGCGCTGCACGCATAGTACACCCCTAGAAAGCCATGCCGCATTGCATAAAGGAATAGATCACGCGTGTAGCTATACACTCGCGAGGCAACAATTAGTTTATCTAACTAGATCAACACCTTAGCTAAACGT